TCCTGCGAATAGGTCTCCGAGAACGGGTCGGGGATCGGCGGCCCCTGCTGCTCGTAGCTCGGCTGTTGCGGAGTCAGGGCCTGCTCGAACTGCTGCAGCCGCTCCTGGGTCGCCTGCCACTCCTCCGGTGACGGTCCGCTCCACCCGACTTCCTGCTCGGGCGGCAGCTCGACCGACTCTGCCGGTGCCCCTTCCGGGACGATCTCTGACATCGATTCTCCTCTCAGATGTACGGCGCGTCACCGATCGCGAGCACCCGGGCGACCGTGGTCGTCTGGTTGCCGGTCGGCTCGGCGAGCCCGACCCCCGAGGCGGCGCCGCCATGAAGCTTCAGCTTGCTGTTGGGAATATCCACGCCGACGACGAACGCGGTGTTCGACGCTCCGGCTGCGCCCCCAGCGTCGATGTGGTTGACGGTCGAGAGGCCGAACTGCGCCGGGGTGAAGGTGTCGCCACCGGAGGCGTACGAGCTCGACCAGGTGACGTCGGCGATCACCGAGCGGGCGGTGCCGCCCATCGGTTGACGCTTGACGATTGCGACTGTGAGTGCGCCCATGCGGGTCGCTCCTTTCGAGTAGGTGAGTTACGCGCCGACGGAGAAGTTGATCCCGCTCAACGACATGTACTGGATGTCGCCGGTCGCGCCGAACACGCCCCGGAACACGAGCGTCCCGTCGCCATGAACGTCGACGCGGGCGAGGTACTGGACGTGGGTGGGGCAGTCGAACCAGAGCGCCATGCCGGGGCTGCACTCGGGCGGGAGCTGCGCGATCACAAGCGGCGCGTCGGCGTCCGACAGCAGCGTGTCGTGGATAACCACGCCCTCGAGGTGAACGACGTTGTTCAGCGTGAGCCGGTAGCGGGCGGGCGCCCACACGATCCCGTCGAGGTCGGGTTCACCGGCCCACGTCGAGAAGCCGTTCTGGAGCTCGAGGTCGACCCAGTTGACGGCCGCGACCGACGCGAGGACCGCGTCGAGGTCTGCCCGAGTGGTGACCTCGGTGAGCGGGAAGACGCCGCTGCCGTCGTCGACAGGACTCTTGTTCAGGCCGGCCGTGCCGGTCACGTCGGTCAGGTCGGTCAGCGTCGTGGCGCCACCGGACGCCTCGGCCGAGAGCGTCCCGTCCTCGTTGTGCGAGACCGAGAGGAACTGGTTCAGGTGGTCCCAGTTGCCGGGGTAGATGGGGGTCGGGTCGGCCATCAGACGAGCGTCGAGAAGCCGACGCTGTAGGTCGCGGCGTTCGCGTTGTTGGCGGTGACGAGTAGCCGCCACGTCTGCGGGAGCACGTCGGTGGCGGTCACGTTCGCCGCGGCGGTCAAGCCTGGGTAGACGGTGTAGATGTTCGTCGTATTGGTCGTGATCGCGACCCCGGCGAGCAGCGTGTAGTAGGTGCCAGAGCCGGGGTCCTTCCCCTGGATCGTGACCGTGATCGAGCCGGTCCCGATCGCGGTCGTGACGACGACGACCTTGACGCCCCTGGCGGCGGGGTTCGCCATGTCGGTACCGGTGACGGTCGCCGTCGACCCGGCGGGGACAGTAAGCGCGCCCTGGACGGTCTCGGTCGCAGGCATCAGTCCTCCTTAGCTGAGATAAGCGAGTTGAATCACCGACGCGGTGCCGGCGGTGGAAGCGAACTTGAACGTGCAGCCCTGCCCGACCGGGATGAACCACGGCATCTGCCCCGCCTGCACGATCAGGCCCGTCGTCGAGGTCGGGTCGCCGCCGCTGGTCAACGTCATCCGGGACGAGGTCGTCTCGACGGTGAGCAGGATCGCGCTCGTGCCGAGCGGAACGGTCGCGGTCTGCGTGTCGCTCGTGCCGGAGGAGCTCAGCCGCTGGTGGCCGAGACATTGGTTGGTCGAGGGTTTCACGAGCGCCTCCTACACGGCCACGAGCACAGCCCAGTCGGTTCCGGCAAGAACAACGCCAGTGTCAGGCGTCGATTCCTCGAGTAGCAGCGCGCCGCTGCCGTCCTCGAGCAGGATGTGCCCGCTCGCGTCCTCCAGTTCGATGTACTCGGCCATCAGGTCAAGTCGAGACCCCGGCCCAGTAGGCGATTGCGAGCCCGAGAGCGGTCGGGGTGATCGTCGATGTGAGCGCCGTCAGGCCCGAGCCGGAGGTGCCGTAGCGGTACCCGTCGGCGGCGGCAAGATTGAGGTTCGCGAACGCGCCCGTGCCGCTGCCGCGCAGGAACGCCGGGATCGTGGTGGCGGCACCGACGAGGATCGCGACGAACACGAACGCATCAGGGCCGCCCGTGATCGCCAATGACTGCCCGGCCTCCGCGGTCACCGCCGGGTTCTTGAACCCGGTCGTCGTCCACGCCGCCGACTGGTCGGCGGTCTTCCCGATCAATGTCCCGGCGGCGTTGTAGACGCCGAGGAAAGCATTCGTGATCGTGCCGCCGAGAACACCGACGACGACGCAGGCTTTCCCGATCGTGCCGCCATCCGGCATGAAGACCTTCACGAGGGTGGCTTGGCCCGCGGTCGGGGCGAGCGTCGTCGTGACGGAGGACGGCTCGTAGGCCCAGCCGAGCAGGTTGTGCGTCCGTGCCTGTGGCGCGGGCGCAGCGGGCGCCGCGACCGGCGTCGCCCACTTGACGCCGGACGGGAAGGCGCTGTCGGCGGTCAGAACCTGGTTGTTGCTGCCGACCGGGACACGGACGCTGTTGTTGGAGCCGGTCGCGGCGACAAGGTCGCCTTTTACGCTCCAGATCCGGTCGGCGGCGACGGTGACCGAGCCGACCACAGCCCAGTCGGGCGGCGCGCCTGTCCTGAACTGGTAGAGCAGCTTGCTGTTCGTGTCGAGGTACAGGTCGCCGATCGTTCCGACCAGGGCGGTTGGCGCAACGGTGCCGGTCACAATCCCGCCCATCGACGTTCTCAGATTCTTTGCAGTGACCTTCTTCGATGCGCCCGACGATGCGAGAACCAGCTCGTCCGTGTCAGCGACGGAAGTGACGGCGGGAAGACCACTGATCTTGGTGTCGGCCACCTAGAGCCTCAGCGGCCGCCCGCGCTCAGCTTGCCGAACCGCTTCTTCCCGAGCTTCTTCCTGCCGATCGCCGCGGCCAACGCCTTCGGGTCCTTGACCTTCGGGTCGGACGCAAGCGACTTCGTGAGCGCGCTGAAGCGGGCGCCCGAGCCGAGCTTCGGTTGGGCCATGAGAAACCTTTCTCTAGTGACGGGTTAGCCGGGCGGACGCGCCGGCGGGGAGGCAACCCCGGGCTGCCGCGGCGGGCTCGGCGCGTTCGCGCCCGGAGATCCCCCGCCGGGCGCGGCAGCTCCCGGCGGGGTTGAGGCTGCCATCTGCATCTGCGCCTCGGCCTGCGCCTGCGCCGCCTGCATGTGCAGCTGGCAATGCTGCTCGACGAGCTGCCAGAGCTTCATGTCCTGCCCGAACATCGCCATGTCCTGCAGGCGGCGGTGGATTGGGAGGTGGACGGCGTGGACGTCGTAGTAGGCGATCGGCATCGGCACGCCCTGCTGCAGGTAGTGGTTCTCGTACTCGGCCTTCTCGCCCGGGTTCTCGCCCGTCTCCGCGGGGAGCTCGAGCGCCTCGCCGGACTCGAACGAGTCCTTGTACCACTGGATCCAGGCGCCCGGGCTCGACTGCACCGCCGCCGACAGGACCGCCGCGTTCCAGATGTCGGTGACCTTCTGCAGCTCGGCGGCGGGCGAGCGCGGCTTCGCGACCCCCTTGCCGATCTGGACGATGAAGAACGTCGGCGTCTTGGTCGCGTCGAAGGTGATCGCCTCGAGCCGGTCGTCGTCGCCGGCGAGGGCGATCTGCTTCTCGCGCCCCCAGTAGGAGCGGATGTCGTAGACGGTGTCCTCGACGAGCTGCGAGATCGCGCGCTTGCGCTCCAGGTAGATCGGCTCGCGCTTGGCGGTGTCGGCCTCGTTCAAGAGCGAGAGCTGCGCGTAGGTGGTGACCCCGGGAGGATTCTCGCCTCGTCTCGGTCCGGCGATCCCGGACGCATGGGCGAGATCCTCCCGGAGAGCTTCGATGTCGCCCTGCATCCAGGGGCCGGGGCCGATCCCGTTCACCGGCTGCGGCGCCCGCTCGGACGGGTCGATCTCCACGATCTCGTTGATCAGGCCCTGCCTGCGTTTCGCCTCCGAGTTCTTCTGGACAATAACGTAAGGCATATTGCGGTCGATAATCTCATTCATTTGGGTTCGTCTTTTATTAATGCCTTTTTGTCCGTCCTTTAGGACGTCCATCAGGGCGCGGCTCCAGAACCGCCCGGTCACCCTCCACCAGTGGAAGTACGCGATCCCGGAGCGGTGCGTCCCGTCCGGCGCCAGGTACGGGAGCGTCTCCTTGTACTCGACCAGCTTGAAGTCGTTCCCGGCGAAGGTGACCTCGCGCCCCTGCGGGTAGCGCTGCGTCGGGCGCTCGTAGTAGGTGAACAACCAGACGTGGTCGCGGAGCCGGTTCTCCTTCGCGTCGCCCTGCATGTAGGTGCTCGCGTTCAGGGTCGGGCTCGAGGTCGAGATCCCCAATGCGGTCGAGATGTCGCGGTCCTCGGTCAGGGTCGCCGCCTGGGCGCCGTAGAGGTCCTTGACGTCGGCGAGCAGGGTGGGGCGGACGACCGCCTCCCAGGCAAAGCTCTTCTCGTGGACGGCGCCGGGAGGGACGATGATGTTGAACGCGCTCAGCGGCTCCCAGCAGATCCGGCCGGTGCGAACCGCCTGCATCGTCACCGCCGGGTTCGGGCCGCCGCTCATCAGGTCGGTCGCCTGCCCGATGTCCAGGACCGGCTTGCCGTCGAGGTGCGGGATGTTCTCGTCCATCACCGGCCCGCTCGTGGGGTCGAAGCGGCAGCGGATCGCGGCGGTGCCGAGGTCGACGACGTAGCGGTCGACCTGGGCGAGCGCGTCGTCGCCGTCCCACTCGTGATCCCAGCCGTACGCCAAGGCCCGGTTGAGCTGCTCCTGGAAGTCCTCCGAGACCTGGTCGTCGCGGCGGAGCATCAGCTCGGGCCGGTCGTTGTCGGAGCCGAGCTCGCCGAGCGCGGTGAGGCGGTACTCGGTGATCGCGTCGGCGGTGACGAGTTCGCGGCCACGGTACTTGGGGTCGAGCTCCTGGATCGTGCGGAGCGTCCGGGTCTGCCCGTGCCAGACGAGCCAGTGGTTCCCGGCCGCGTAGGCGAGGTTGACTTGCCAGCCGGGCTCGTAGTGGCGGCGCCGGTAGTCGCGGCCCTGGCGGACGCGGTCTCGGAGCGGCTTCACCTGCTCGTCGAGCAGGGTGAGATGGCCGTTCGTATCGGCTAGCGCGAGTGAAGTCACAGGCCTCCTTCACGAGAAACGCCCGATTGCTCGGGCGTCCCTCGGCATTGATCACACCGATCGGCACCACCCGACCGACGCGCGAATTCTAGTCAGTAGTTCGAGAGGGCACCGGCGTCGTACTCAGGAAAATCCACCGGCTCCTCCACGTCGGGCTCGGCAGCGGGCGGCGGCGTCCACGTCCGCCCCGCCAGGTGCATCAGCTTGTCGAGGATCAGCTCGCGCTCGCGCGCCTGCTGGCGGATCATCGAGCGGACGAGGCCGGCGAAGGTGAGCGTCACCGCGATCAGGGCGACCGCCTCGAACAGGGCGACCCAGATCACGCCCGCGGCCCGACCCGGACGCCCCAGCGGCAGACCACGATCCGCCAGCGAAGCACGTCGCGAGCGACCCAGCGGCGGCCGCGCCTCGTCGGCCGACCGATGATCATGCCTGCATCGCCGGGAACGGGAACGTGCTCGCGACCCAGCAGGCGAGCCCGGAGGCCTGCAGCCCGAAGATCGTCTCGACGCCGACGTTGCCGACCCCGAAGAAGAAGAGGGCGGCGAGGATGAACAGCACGAGCGCCGCGACACGCAGGAGCAGGCTCACGGCACGATCTCGCCGAGGCCCGAGATGTCGCCCTCGAGCCGGTCGAGCCTCTCCTGCATCTCACGCACGAGCACGATCAGCTCGTCGATCGCCATCTCCGCGAGCGAGTTGTACCCCTGCACCATCGCCGCCTGCTGGTGGCGCCAGTCGGCGTCGCGGAGCGAGCGCAGCGCCGGCCGGTCGAGCTTGGCCGGGTCGTGCTCGAGCAGCAGGGAGCGGTCGACCCGGTGGCTCACTTGCTCGCGGCCTTCGTCTGCGAGGTCTTCGCCTTCGCCTCGGCCGCCTGGGCCTCCTCGGCCTGCGCCTTCTCCTCCTCGGCCTGCGCCTTCGCCTCGGCCTCCTCGTCCTTCTTGCGCTGCTTCTCCGCCTCGTCGGCGTCCTTCTTCGACTGCGCCTCCTCATGGGGGCTCAGCAGGCTGATCCCGGTCGCACGCGCGAGCTTCTGGAACTTCCACTCGTTCTGCTCGTCCTTCGTCATCGACTGCTCGGTGAACTGGACCTCGACCGTCGGCTGCGGCAGGCTCGACGGGTCCGGCTTCGTCTCCGTCGACGGATCGACCGGCTTCGTCTTCACCACTGTCGAGGTGTCTGGATCTGTGTCTGTGGTCATCTTGTCCCCTCTCTCGTAGGTGTCATGCCGCGACCACGTCCTTCGCCCTCGCGGCCGTCTCGTTCGCGAACGCCCGGAACACCTTCAGTTCCCCGTCGCGGCGCTCGAGCTCGGCGCGCAACGACTCGATCAGTGCTTCCCGCTGCCCGTTCGTCCTAGTCAGCTCGTCGACCTGCGCCTGCCGCTCCGCGATCTCCTTGCCGGCCTGGACGAGCTCGTCGGCGGCGTGCTCCAAGCGGTCCATCTCGGCGCCCTTCGCGATCCCGAGCGCCCGCGCGAGGCGCTTCGTGCATTGCAGGCAGATGTACACGTGCCCGTAGGCGTCCTTGACGAGGTGGGTGTCGACGAGCGGCGCCTTCTGGCTGCCGCACAGGCACATGGCGGGGAAGTCGGTCGGGGTCTCGATCCGCTCGTACTCGCGCACTCGGGCTCTCCTCAGGTCGTGTAGCTCGGGCGGGCGTCGCGCTGGTTCTCCCAGCGCTCGTCCATCGCCTTCAAAAGCTCCGAGCGCATCCAGCGCTCCGCCGCGGCCGGATCGTTCTCGAACGTGTCCTCCGGCTCCGTCGAAGCGCCCGGACGGCTCATCGCACCGTAGCGGCAGGCGGCGTGCGCGTGCCCGTGCGCGCCCTCCCACTTGACCGCCACCGCCTCGAGCGGGTGCGGGCCGGAGGTCGGGCCCGGCTCGGAGGTCTCCAGCGGCGCGTCGCGGAGCTGCTCGATCAGGTTCGTGCAACGGTCGCTGACGAAGAAGCTCGGCGCCGAGCCCTCACCCGCCCGCGGGTGCCAGGCCGGGAAGCGCCGGTTCTCGTCCAGCCGGATCAACTCGGAGAGGCGGAGGTAGCCCGCACGGCGGTCGTTGTTGGCCTTGACGATCGAGACCCCGGACTCGTGGAACTCGTCCGCCGAGTTCGCCTCGCGGCCGAACTTGTTCGTGATCCCCTTGCCGATCCACAGCGACGGGTCGGCCCAGCAGACCGACGAGCGCCACCACTTGCGCCGAGCGAGGATCTTCGGCGCGATCTCGCTGGGCAGCCCCGGCTCGTAGAACTCGTCGTAGATGACGAGGTTGCCGTCGTAGTCAACGCACCAGGCGAGCCAGCAGGTCGGGTTGTTCGAGCCGTAGTCGCAGCTCTCGAAGCGCTCGAACGACGCCGGCGGCTCCCAGGCGCCGTGAATCACATGGGCGTGCTCCGAGAAGCGGTACGCGAGCCCCTCGTCCTCGAGCAGCTCCGCGTCGAGCTCCTGCCTCCCGAGCCTTGTGCCCTCGTAGCGGCGGATGATCGCGGTCGCGAACGCCGGCGCCAGATTGCTCAGGTTGTCGTAGGTTGTCCCGTGGGTGACGACGCAGTGCTCGTCCCGGACAAGATCCCGGATCATCCTGATCGGCTTCGGGGTCGTGGTGATGCACGCGCGCGGGTCGGGCCCCAACCTGAGCCCGAGCATCGCCATGTCCCACGTCTCCTGCGGGTACTGCCAGGCCGCGATCTCGTCGGCCCAGAGCGCCTCGCACTGGAGGCCTCTCACGCCCTCGGGGTCCTCGCCGGTGCGGAACTCGCTGATCGCCCCGTTCGGCCACTTCAAGATCCGCTTGGAGGCCTGGTAGTCGGGGCGCTCGTGCCTCGGACAGACCGCCAATATCCCCGACTCGCCCTCGATCATGACCGCGCGCATGTCGCCGGCGTCCTTGCCCAGCAGCGCCACCCGCTGGTGGTGCCTGACCTTCTCCCGAACCCACTCCGCACCTACCCTCGTCTTCCCGAACCCTCGGCCCGCCATCACGAGCCAGTAGCGCCACTCGCCTTCAGGCTCGACCTGGTTCGGCCGTGCCGCCCACCCCCGCCAGCGCCAGGCCAGCTCCGCCTTCGCCTCGCTCGACAGGGTCGCGAGGATCGTCTCCCGCTCCTCGACCGGCAAGGCCGCGAGCTGCTGCAGCGGTGACCATCTCGGTGAGCCGGTTGAGGTCGTCACTGACATCGGTCCTCACCTCCAGCTCGACCCTTTCGGCCCCTCGTCCGGCCATGTTCGCGTGGTAGCGATGGAAGTACACCTTGAGGGCGTCACTCGCCTCGGCCCTCGTGACCCAGTCCTCGAGGCGGCGGTCGGCCTCGTCGGCACGCGCCTCCCTCGACATCGCGAGCAACTCCCGCTGCCGCTGATGGTCCGCGCGGCGGTAGTTCGAGAGCGAGAGCCTGCGCGCGTTCGCCGCCTGCTGCGGGTCTTCGCCTTCCAGGATCCTTCGCTCGAAGTCCTCCCAGTCCGCCGGGGACGGGAGCGCATGGTGCCCTCGTAGCTCGACGGTGGTGCTCATCTCCCGGCCTCCACCGGCGTCCCCGTCAGGGTGAGCCGGATCTCGAGCAACCGGTCGACTTCCAGCATGATCATTCCCCTCTCGGCCCCGTCAACCCTGACCAGAGACGCCGAGAGCACTCGCAGGGCCTCGTCGCACTGCCGCAGGGAGAGCGGGCTTCGACGAACAAGCGTCGAACGCACGGTCACCTCCGGCTTCTGAGCGCAGCAGGCCACGTAAGCCAACGATCATGCACGCCTTCCCGGACGTTGTCAAACCAGGGCCAGCTCCGGGACCATCGGCTCGTGCCCGAGCGCCCACTCCTCGGCCAGCCAGGCGACCCCCTCCGCCACCCTGCGCTCGTCGCTGCGGTCCCCGAGGCGCTCCATCCGTCGCTCGGCAATCGTGAGGCGCTTCCCGTGCTTCGTTTTCCGCTGCACGAACACGGTTTTCTGCACCCAGGTGACGGCGAGAAAGTGCTCATTGAGGTGCCACCAGAGGGGCTTGAGCTCGTCCCTCATGCGCCTGAGCAGACGCTCGAGCTCCCTGACGTCGCTCGTGTAGGTCGGCGGCATCATCGGCACCCCCATCCCACCCGTCCCCTCCCGCCACGGATCCACCAGGTCGTCGTAACGCTCGAGGAGCGCCACGATCGCCTGGACGCGAGAGGTCACCCCGAAAACCTAGCGCGGCCGGAGGGCGGCGTCTCGCCGCTCAACGCAACGGGACTCCGACGTCGTCGTCGGCCTCCCCCTGCCCCCCCTGCCACGGCATCGGCTACCACGCGATGTCGGCGTCGACGTCGCTCGTCGAGGTGTGGGCACTAACAGCCGTTAGTGCCGCGCTTGTTTGGCTTGAATGCTCGCTTTCTGTGCTGTGACCATCCGTAATGCGCGCCTTGCCTAGGGCTTGCATAGCCGCTTGACCCTTGCGCCATCGCTCGGCCCGCTCGGTGCGTTCGACGTCGACGAGCACGGCTTGCGGCTGCTGCGCTTGCCAAGCGTCGACCATCCGCGCTCGGAGCTCCGGCCAGGCTCGGAGCCGGCCACGGGCGCCGAACAGCTCGTCCATCAGCTCGGGCTCGGGCATGAACAAACCCGCAGTGGCGATGAACCGCTCGGCCAGATGCGCGTTGCGCGCTCTGTCAACGTGCTTGTCACTGTGCGGCGGAGCGCCAGAGCGAACCCCAGCGAGAAACCAGGCCGCGGGGTTCCTCACCGCTGGGGTAATCGCGTCGAGCCACGCATCCGTGAGAGCTTCCTCCAGCTCGGAGACCTCGCTGAGCTGCAGCGGCGTCAACCCGAGCTCCTCGAGGCTCACGGGAGGTCTCGCAGGATCTTGTCGAAGTCGAAAGATTTTGCGTCGTCGTCGTGTTCTTCGCTTCTACCGCGCGACGTCTTAAGAACACGTTCGTCTAAGAGCTTTAGATCTACGTCTACTTCTACTTCTTCGCGCGACGCGCGTGACGCTAGCGGTTTGCTAGCAGAGAAGGTGATGAAACCCGCATGGTTGAGCGATTCAAGTGTCTTGCGCGTGACGTTCGCATTGATTGCGCGCGTGATCCAGCGAGTGTCCAGCGGGATTGCGCGTCGACTGCGGGCGTACTGCAGCCACAGCCCGAGCAGCGTGCTTCGCTCGGTATGCGTGAGCCTTGAGAAGTTCGGATCGTCGAGCAGCTCCGTGTAGATCTTGATCCAGGGCGGGGTCCGGTTCCCGTAGTGCTGGAAGCGGTCCCATTTGCTGATCACGATCCATTGCTCGGGCTCGTTGGGCTTCATGCCGGCGCTCTCGTCGTAGGTGTCGATTCCACTCGGAGGAGCGCCAGAACCCATACCTT